ATGGTCAGGAAAAAAGACCGAAGACGAACTAAAGGATCAGGAAGCGTCACCACCGACACACGCGGATACACCATTTACCAACTCGAACTACCACCAGACCCAGCAACAGGAAAACGACGACATAAACGCTTCACCAGTAAAACAGCCGCCGTGGCGAAGGCAAAATATGAGAAGGAACGAGACCGGCTCATAGCCACAGGTGTGTTGCCCTCCGTGAAAACACCGAAACTGGCGGATTGGCTGGATCGGTGGCTCGAGGAATTCAAACGCCCCAACGTCAAGCCTAGAGTTTGGGAGTCGTACCGTTCGGACTGCCGGAACATCATGAACAGTATTGGGGCCGTCCGCATTGGTGATCTCACTGCGGCGCATGTGCGCAAACTGGAGAAGGACATCACCTCGACCCGCAGCAGCAAGACCGCGCTCAATGCGTATCGTCGTCTGAGCAACGCTCTTGATGACGCCATTGGTGAGGGACTCTTGGAATCGAATGTGTGCGACCATTGCGACCCGCCCAGGGTCGAGGCGAACCCGACTGTGATACTTGATGCCGGGCAGCCGGTGAAGCTCATACAGGCCGCTTCAAGTGGTTCTGGTGAGGTGAAACGCAGGCGCGGGCAGAACAAGTGGCCGGACAGTGCCGAGGATGACGCGATGTGGGGCCTCATGTGGCGGCTCGCTTTCGAGACCGGCATGAGACAGGGGGAGCGGTTCGCCCTGACCTCGGCCGACCTGGTGCAGGTCGATGGCACGCCAGCGATCCACGTGTGCCACGAGCTGCAGCGCTATGCGAAGGGCGCGGTCATACCCTCATGGCTCAAGGCGGAACCGGTCGCCGGGGGAATATGGATGGTGCCGCCGAAATCGAAGAAGGGCGAGCGCATCGTGCCCGTCAGCAAAGCCCTCTGGGATGACCTCTCCGCGTGGGCTTCCGACCGTGACCTTAAGAAGGGCGATCTGATCTTCACGCGCAAGGGACAACCATTAACCAACACGGTCGAACGACGCCGCTGGTACCGGGCGTTGGAATCAGCGGGATTGCCGCAGGTGACGATACGCAGCGCACGGCATTATTTCGCCACACAGCTCGCCATAGCCGGAGCGTCCGAGGATGCGCGCAAAAGCATCATGGGCCATGTTGACATAGCGACCACCGCCAACTACACCCATTGGAACACCAAGGCGCTGGCCGACATCACCGGTAAAACCGCGCTGACCGTCGAGCCCACTAAATAAAGAAAGCCCCGCGGAATCGGGGCTGGGTGTTTACTTGAATAGGTCCCAGAAGCTGAAGCTGGTTTTCCTGTAGACCTTGTTGTATGCGGCTTTGCGCGGGTTCTTCACCCATCCCGCGCCTTTCCTCCCGTATCCCGGGATGATGGCCTTCTTCGCCTGGCGTTTCCACTTCGACGTGGTCATGGCTTTTAACGATCGTTTCAGACTCGGCGTCCGCATACCAAACTTCATGATTCCTCGATCCTCGATGGTTCTGGTTATTGGATGATTTCCTTGGCGTTTTCGATGACTTCGGCATTCTCCTCGTCGTCGCCGAGTAGGAGCACGTAGCCCGCGTTCTCACCAAGGGATGGCGGTTTCAACTGGATGAGGAGATTCTTCTTTGCTAGGAATGTCCATGCCCTGCTTATACGGTTCTTCGCGGTTGCCTTACGTTTCTTTATCAAGGCTGCTTCTTCAGAATCAGTGGTGTTTTTGTTTACCGATGCATATAAGAGTCCGAGACCTTCGGCTATTGTCTTCCAGCCTTGGTCGTAGTATCTGGCAGGTATCGAAGGGTTTTGATTCTCGTCTTTGGGATAGTCATATGTTTTTGCTGCCATGTAGAGCAGCACGAGCGTGGCGAAGCTGTCGATGCCGAAGACATCATCCTTGCGCAGCTTGAGCGTGCCACCATCGCCTGCTTTCTTTATGGCTATCGTTGTGTTTCTGAATCCCACGAAGTCCACACTTCCCCCTCACATGGCGTATAATCGCTAGTGAGGTATTATCCTCGAATTCCCCGTGTTTTCTTTGCCGAGAAGCGGGGACTTCTCATAACGTGACACTTAATATAGTATCAGTGTAACACTAAATAGTGTGGCGTGGAAACAGTTTATATTATGACCATTAGACTACTTATTAAGTGGCGCATGTATACATAACTAATACATAACGTTATACATAACTATGACAGCATCGTTTTCTCACGAAAACGACGGCGCACACAAAAATGCTCAAGCATATTGCCGGCGGTCAAGGACAAGATCCTTGTAGTCTTTGAGCACCTGCATGGTTACGTTCATGTCGTTGGCGATCAATGCTGCGTCACCTTCGTATTCGGGGTCCACGCATTCGAATCTTTTGGTTGGCACCAGGAGTTCGGCGGTGAGCCGTCGCGTCCGTTTCTCTGCTTTCGCGTGCAACACTGGGTCGCAGGAGTTGTCGAAGTACGACCAGTGGAATAGTTCGTGCACCAGTGTGCATCGTTTCTGCGTGTAATCGAGTGAACGGTCGATGATGATCATTCTGAGGTTCTCGTCGTAGATGCCCTTGACGCCAGCGGGAAGCAGCTCGCTGCTGATGGCGACATCCAACGCTTCCGCGTAGCGTCGCATGTCGCCATAGGTCATTGAGCAGTCGATGTGAAAATCACGCTCCGGCATCTGGGTAGTAATCCCTCTCCGCTTCCTTGTCTGGATCGTAGTTCGCCGCGAGGCTCATGTCGCCTCTGCGTACCTTCTCCATTATCAGGCGCTTCTTCTCTTCTTCGCTCAGAGCATCGGGGTTCACGGTGATCGGAGGCCAGGGACCGAGCTCATCATGAAGGCGTTTGTTCGCGGAGTTTGTGACATCAGATATATCGGCACCGATGTAATCGCATATCTTTCTTGCGACTGCTACGTCTATGGGAGGCTTCGCGTTCAGCCATTTTGACATCGTGGAGCGAGCGTGCCCGAGCTCGTCCGCCACTTGTCCTTGCGAATACCCATGAGAGGCGATGGTGCCTTTTAATTCTGCTCCGAAGAGTTGAGCAAACCGCTCTGATCGTTTCTGTATGTTATTAGCCATAACGCCATCATACTACAGATATAAACAACATTGTTAGCAAAACCCATAACTTTTCAAGTTGACAAATAGCGTTATGACCAATACTGTTATGAATATGACCAACACAGATATTGACCATGAGATCGCTCAGGCGGTCAACTCTGCTATCGACCAATCAGGAATTAAGAAAAAGTTTCTGTGCGAAAAAACCGGGATGCCGTATTCAACATTGAACTCGAAGCTCAGAGCTTACAGCTCATTCACTGTTGCTGAGATCTATGCAATAGCGGACGCAATGAAAATATCACCCAACCCTTTGTTGGCACCCCAACCCGTTTCGTCTCAGGAGCTGACGGCATGAGCAGACAGAAGAAAACCCCCACGGTGCGAGCGCAGGGGAAAGATGGGGAATCGTCAGTCTTCTGTGAGGTGTTCAAAACTAATCGGAGCACCTGTGGTCCATATTCCGTCGATTTGGGTGTCGTGCAGAACAGAGCCGAACACGACTACTTCTCCGTCCCTCGCGGCCGTCACGATGCTGTCCTTGATGTTCTCGGTATCAGCGTCGCTAAGCGGCCCGAATTCTTGTCCGTTGAAGTGAATTTTCCACGCCATTTTCTTACCTCCCTTCTTTGGTTGGGTGCTCTCATTGTCGCACTGATGAAAACCAGCAAGGGGCAGGAATCATGAGGAACATTAATCGTCATGTTTTGAAGTATGTGCTGTTGAGTGTGGCACTGTCGGTGCATGCGTTGTTGTGGGTGTTGGCGTTGATTTGGATGCTTTCTCAGACGGTGAGTGTGCATGTGCTGGTGAATATCGTGGCGTTTGCCTGGATAGTTGGTGCGCCAGTACTACTGATTTTGTTGCTCGTGGATCGCATCCTCAACAGTGAGGAGCAGTCATGAGTGGGGTTTCTTTTCAACTAATGGGGCTCGCCGTTATCGGCTTGGTTCTCGTTCAAGGGCAGCCGAGACTGATACGCGAATTGCGCGCAATTAAACAGATTCTTCAGCAATCACCAACCAAGGTGCACTCAATCCCATTTGAAATACATCCGAACAACCCGGACGAGTTGAGCAGAGTCCTCAAGGAACGAGAAAGAAGGGCGGTATGAACAGAGTGAACGGATCAGCAACAATAGTCGAACGTTTACACTTGCAACTCATCGCACTGAATGCCTGCCAACTGGAATTGCAACGTCAACGAGGGCAACTACTTGGTATTCAGTCGAGACTCCAAACTCTTGATTCGTTGGTCCTGATCGATGATGATTCTCGAGACATCACCGAGCTGTTTGACGCTCTGTCCACTGAGGTTGGTCTGTTGAGAAATGGTCTTGGTGATCTCGCCTCCGGCATCGGTGTGCATGCTGAGCGTTTTGGTGATCTCCTCGAGCACATTGGCTATCTCATAGATCGCATTCTCGCAGTCAGAGATCCTCGACTCAAGAGTATTCGTGGATGTCTCGTTATTTCCCGTTTCGGTTGTGCTGTTGCCAGCGACACTGTGAGAAGACGTCGACACCCCGGACGCCTCAAGTGGGGTTTCCGTCTGCTCGCTGCTGGTTTTCTTCTTGCCGAACAGTTCCTTTATCTTGATGATCACATCGAGACATGCTTTCAACGCTTTACCGTATTCGCCGATGTTTTTGGCAAGGTCTTCCGAAAATTCCAGTCCCTGGTTAAAAGACTGCGGGTCTAAAGCACTCATGATTCTTCTCCTAATTGTGAGGTCACGTACTGGTAATGCGCGGCTAGCAACCACTTTAGGAGGGGCCGTGCGGAACTCCTAACCCGCACGGTATCTACTTCCACAAATAAATAGAGCCCCGTTGCACCGGGGCTCATCACAGAAAGAAAAAATAACTATGAGTACTAACAGCATATCGCAGATTCCATTCAACGGGCAGGTGATCGAAGCGCAGAAAGACGGGGACACGGTTCTCGTCGCTTTGAAGCCTCTCTGCGAAAACCTCGGAGTCTCTTTCACTGGGCAGTTCGAGAGACTGCAACGACAACCTTGGGCAACTGTTCGTGTCACACGAACAGTTGGTGCAGACGGTAGGCAACGTGACATGACGATGATTGATCGTCGTACGTTCACGATGTGGCTGGCCACCATCGACACGAACCGTTTGAAGAACGAGGCCGCCAAGGATGTGGTGGTTTCCTATCAGCGTGAGGCTGCGGACGCTTTGGACAGGTATTTCAACACCGGTGTGGCCATAAACGAGCACCTGTTGAACGCCCAGCACTTGCGCCGCATGCAAAACATCGAACTGTTGAAAGCAGCCGAGGGTCTGATCCACCCTGATTTCCTGGAGGCGAAGGCACGCATCATCCTAGGCCGTGAAACAGGAGAGGTGCCGGAGATCGACCCATTGAAGCGCCCCTTGTACGTGCAGGACTTCCTACGCGAACGCGGGTTGAACAGTAGAGAGCTCAAGCACAGGTCCGGCATGTTCGGCAAACAGTTGAAAAAGCTCTACAAGACCCGTCGTGGCGTGGAGCCAGGCCGCGCCGATATCACCACGGGTTCAGGGCAGATTCGCAAAGTGTACGCATACACGGAGTTCGACCGCCCGCTGTTCGAACAAATCTGGGCAATCCTCAACAACAGCATCGGGAAGGCGGCGTGAGCATGGCTGAGAAGAACCCTGTCCCGTTGAAGGATCGTGAGTATTGGACTGCGTTGCAGGCCCATTACGTGTTGAACATCCCTTATAAGAACGTGTCGGCCGCGTATCGGACGCGCCAGTTTCCTATCAAATTTTTCGATACTCAGCTGGCGAAGGCTGCCGCTGAGGATGTGCGTGCCTGGGCTAGGCGTGCTCCTGAGAGTGCTGGGGGTGAGTGGATTGACTGATCACAGTTTGCCTCTTGATTTTGAGCGTTTGGATCCGCGCACGTTGCAGTTGATTCGCCGGTGGGAGGTGTCTCATGTCGTTGATCACGAGCAGTGAGGTGCGTATTCACAGGTTGCGGACGGTGAAACGGTTCGGATTGTTTGGTGCGGACTTGTATGACGCGGACGAGGTTGACGCGTTACTGGATGACCTGGTGATTCCCACGCTGCAAGCACATGAGAACGGGTTGATTGAAAACTTTGGAAGGACATTGAAATGAGTGAGAGCACGAGTGTGGCGGAGTTAATTGAGGCGGGTGAGATCACCCCCATCGAGGCTGCGCAACAGTTGGCGTTGGTGACGGCGATGCTGCACCAATTGAAGGATTCGGAGAGTGCGTTGCGTGGCTATCTGACCGACCACTTGGACCCGAAGGAGCATCTGACTACGGCGTTGGGCGTGGTGAGTTATAAGCGTGGCGGTGAAGCGAAATGGCGGGTGAAGGATCCGGTTGCGTTTGGCCAGTGGCTTGCACGTAATGGTGAGGAGTCGAGCGTGGAGGAGGTGTTGTATCCGGTGGAGTTCATTACGAAACCGGATGCGATCGAGAAACTGGTGCGCGATCATCTTGGCGAACAGCCCGATGGTGTGGAGCTGTCGGGCGGCAGGGCCGACTCGGTGGCCACATCGAAGGTCAAAGCGTGGAACGAGGTCATGAATGACCTGACCGCGCAACGTCAGGCGGGCGCACTGCTTGGTATCGACAGTGGCAGTAAGAAGAAGGAGGTGTCGGAATGGGACAGGATCTAGCCACGCAAAGCCAGTCTGGTTTGCAGTCGCAGATGCAGTGGGCAAAACTCGCCGAAGCGTCCGACATTATCCCCGACTCGTATCGGGGTAAGCCCGCGAACATTCTTGTGGCCGTAGGGTTTGGCGCGTCGATGGGATTATCACCGGCGGAGAGCCTGTACCGCATCTCAGTTATTAAGGGCAAACCGACGATGAGTGCGGAGCTGATCGCCTCGCAGGTGCGTCGTGCTGGCCACAAGCTACGCATCCAGAAGGATTCGGCCAGTCAGAGCGTCACCGCGACAGTGCTCCGTTCTGATGATCCTGATTATCCGATCAGCGTGACCCGTGACCTAGCGTGGGCGAAAAGCATGGGATTGGCGGGCAATCAGAACTATCAGAAGCAGCCCATGACGATGCTCACCTGGCGTGCCATTACCGCGGTGGCTCGTGAAGCATGCCCTGAAGCGCTCTACGGTGCCGGTTACACGCCCGACGAGTTGCAGGATATCCCTGACGACGTGCACGCTCACGTCGAACCGGACACGGAACCCGTGCAGAGTGCTCCCTTGGAGCCGTCCCCGTCGAAAGAGGACTGCAAGCATGTTGCCGAGCTCATGGAACAGGGCGGTGTCACCGACACAGAGTCGGCACGAGTAGCGTTCCACGCGTTGACCGGCAGGGACATCACCAGCACCAGCGAACTGACGATGGTGGAAGCCGAACAGTTGCTCTCAGCACCTGAACTAGTCGTCTCCCGCACTCAGCAGGCATTGGGGGCACGCCATGAGTGATACCACTATCAACACGGTCTGGTTCACGCTCATGTTCCTGCTGCTGATCGTTTCCAGCGCTATGGCGTTCCTGAGTTTCGTCTGGCTGGCATGCGCCGCTGCTTCCGGTGTGGGGCTCATGCCCTGGATCGTCTTGTTCCCACTGTCATTGATAGGTGTGTGGGTTGCTGCTAGGCAGGTGGAGCTATGACCGTGGATGTTCCTTTGCTGCATGGTGCGGTGCATGAATGTGAATTCTGTCATCACCCGGATGTCGGCCAGGATCGCTGTCCTCACGCGATGGGCGACAAATACCCGTGCAAAAACCGTAAGCCTCGCCCGGTCAAGGGCAATAACCCGTATGTGAATCGTAGAAAGAGAATGAACAATGCTTAATGGTATTCCAAGCCTGGTGATCGGCAATCTGGGGCGAGACCCCGAATTCCAGCAGGTCAATGGCAAGCAGATAGCACGTATCAGTATCGGTGTCACACCGAGAGTCAAGAAGCAGGGCCAGTGGCAGGATGCGCCGGTGCTGTGGTATCGGGTCACGGTGTGGGACACGTTCCAGGCGGAGCACGTGCTCAACAGCCTGCACAAAGGTGATCGGGTGGGTGCGTACGGTCTGGTCACGTCCGACGAGTACCAGGGCAAAACGAACCTGGACATGAGCGCGGACATCGTGTTCATCCCCCTGGACCGCAATGACGTGACCATCATCCCCAGACAGCAGACAGGCACCGGACAGCAACCGCAATACGGGTCACCACAAGCCCAGCCGCGCACTTCGCAGGCGCAATCCGACCCTTGGGGAGGCAATAATGGCGACCCTGAGTTTTAGCGCGTACGTGTATCCGGCTGAGACGCCTCCCGAGTCGAAGCATTGCCCGTACTGCGGGGACGATCTCAACGCTCAGCATCAGTGCATGAGTGGCGTGAATCATTATCTCGACGAGTACTGGGAGCAGGCATGAGCAGGAACAGGAAGAGCGCGAAGACGGCGGGCACGAGGTTCGAGACCGCGGTGCGTGACTATCTGGCTTGGGCGTTGCAGGATGAACGCATCATGCGTCCCAGACTCCACGGCAGCAAGGATATGGGCGATATTGCGAACGTGTGCTTCATGGGGAAGAAGGTCTGTATTGAGTGTAAGAACACTGCGGCGAAAGCCTACAAACAGCATCTGCGCGAGGCGGCGGTAGAGGCGGGGAATCTGGATGCCCCCTTCTACTTCGTGGTGCAGAAAGTGCCGGGCATCGGTATTAGGAGCATCGACACTTTAGGACAGCAGCTCGCCTACACGACACCAGAAGTGATCCATATGATGCGACGGGAAGCACCACAGGATCTCTTTCTGAACAACACGATGAATTTCGGACCGTTAGAACGATCGGGATTCATTTCACTCAGTCTCAAAAGCCTGGCACTCATCTTGAACCACGGCATCACACTAGGAACGGAACAAGAATCATGACACAGGAACATCTGCTTTCGACGCAGAACATTAATGACGCTTTCGTGCAAGGAAGGCTGGGGTTATATACGGAGATCCCTGTTGAGGCGATCGCGCGGAACGAAGAGAATTTTGACCGTTGGCTGGCTGCTCATGATGCTCAGATACGCGCGGAAGCACTCACGCTTACCGAGGATGAGCAGAAGCTTGTTGTTGATGCTTTGTATAGCGAATCTTATCGAGACAAAGTCTGTTCGGCTAACACAATTACTGATTATGCCCGCCGCCAGGCAGAATTTCGAAGAATTAATAACGAATTGAGCCTCGGATTATTCCCAATGATCGCAAAACATCGCAAGGAGCAGCAATGAGTATTACTGAACAGGAAGCAGAACGTCGCTGGCCACGTGACGAGGTGTACATAGACCTGTCGTATCCGCGTTTTGCTGTTCGTGGATATATGCAATCTGCGTTCATTGATGGTGCTGAATGGCAGGCCCAGCGTGAGCCTACTGAAGCGGAGATTGAGGCGGCGGCCGTAGCAATGTGCGAGGAAGACCGAAATCGCGGTGGACACATAGAGAGAATGCCGCATTGGGATGAAGCAAAAAACTCACTTCAGAAGAAGTATCGAGAATACGCTCGTATCGCTCTTGCTGCTGCACGTAAGGCGGTGAGCGTCGATGAGTGATATTGATCATGAATATACCGATGAGATTGTTTGCCCGTATTGCGGCAACGTGTTTGGTGAATCTTGGGAGTGCAGTCCGAATGACGAGAACGGCTGGACTGAATGCGATGAATGCGGCCGCGTCATTGAATTCACGCGGAACATCATCGTTTCATACTCCACCACCAAGCCGTCATCCACGCGGGCCGAAGTGTTTGGTATCCCCGAGGATTATCAATGCTCCATCTGTCATAGGACCGGTGATGTTCGTTTCGATTGCGAATACTGCGGTCATTTCGTATGTGCCGATTGCGAAGAGAAGAAGGCTGAATGCTGCAGTTGGTACAAGGAGGTCAAGGAACAGGAGGGAGAAGTCGATGAGTGATTTGAAGGCATTTGAGGTTGATAACGGTGAGGGAATCTACTACTGCGGCAGTTACAGGTCGGCTGGAGAAGCGAAAGCTGATGCCGCGGGCCTGTTCGGTATGGAATTCACTGATGTTCGGGTGCAGCGAGTTCCTTACCTTGATCCGTTCGATCTGGGCGGGTTTGAGGATGAATGTCCGAATGAGACTGTCCTTGCTTGGCTCCGTCATGGGCACGGTTGGTCCATCAGCTACGAAGAGTATCTCGATCCGGACGATCTCGCTACTGAGTCTGATTGGGAAGCGTTGTGCAACAAGCTTGGTGTGGGGTATCCCGATCGTTATAAGCCGGTGTCTCATGAGTAATAGACGAGAGACGACTGAGATGCTGTCTGCTTTGGTGGAGAAGCGGTTGCGTAGCAGTGGAATGTTCTGGGCTCCAGAGGTGAATTTTGACAAGGGTACCCCTAGGAATCGGAGGGTTGATTTCGTGGGGTTCAAGCCTTTCACGCCGAATTATGTGGTTGAACCGGCGAGTGTGGAGCTTGGGAGATTCGAGTTTTACGAGGTTAAGTCGTGCATGGCTGATTTCAAAAGCGGTAATGGTCTCACGTTCTATGGGGATTTGAATTATTTGGTGACCACCAGGGAATTCGCCGAAGAGCTTCATCAGAAGATAATGCTGCCTAGGGGAGTCAATGGGGTTTTGGTGCCAAACAAGCCACGGACTGCGCTTATTAGTGCATTTCTGGGAATGGGTGAGGACCAGTCGTATAGAAAGCGACAATCTTCGGAGATGCTTTGGCAGATTATGACCGCACGACACCACTACGACATAGGAGAAGGAGCCACCGATGAGTGAGCATGCTATTCAGCAGTGTTCCCTGCCTCGTGCTTCAAAGCTTGGCGGGCACGTGGCCCGCTGCCCTGACTGCGGCCAGTGGTGGCGTGAGAAATGGCACGGATCAGCCTGCATCGACTGCTGCTACAGCAGTTGGGAACATGTCGGCTGGCTCGCCCTTCATACGCGGTACAGGGCGCAATACAAGCATTGGAAAGGAGGCGGTGATGGTGGCATTGCAGCCGGTGCTTGATCCGGCGTCCGGTGGGCGCATGTTCTGGTTCGACAAACGTGATGACCGTGTGCTGTTCGGTGATGTGCGTGACGAGTCGTGGGAGTTGTGTGATGGGCGTCGCTTCGATGTGAAACCCGACCAGTTGATGGACTACCGGGAACTGCCGTTCCCTGATGCTTCGTTCCGCATGGTGGTGCTGGACCCGCCGCATTTGGAGAACGTGGGTGCCACCTCGTACATGGCTAAAAAATACGGGCGCTTGACAGGGAGACATGGCAGGACGATTTGCGGCGCATGTTCCTCGAATGCTTCCGGGTGCTGATGCCTTACGGGGTGCTGATCTTCAAGTGGAACGAGACGCAGATCCCGTTGAGTCGCATCCTGGCCTGCACTGATGCAGCTCCGTTGTTCGGCAACAAGCAACCCAAGCAGACCGGGACACATTGGATCGTATGGATGAAAGGAGGTGGTGGTGATGACTCGACAGTACGCGAAGGTGGCGGTTCAGATTTGGGGGGACAGTGATTTCATTGGTCTTTCGGAGCAGGCTCAGGCGTTATATTTCAAGTTGCTCACGCATCCCACGTTGAGTCTGTGTGGGGTGGCTGACTGGCGTCCCAAGCGTCTGGCTGCTCTGTCCAAGGGGCAGTCGGCACGTCGGGTAACGGAGGCAAGCAGGGAGCTTGAGGACGGCCTGTATATCGTGACGGACGAGGACACGGAGGAGGTGCTGATTCGTTCGTTCCTGCGTAACGATGAGACGTTGAAAAGCCCAAAGGTCGCGGTCGCGGTGGCGAACAATTACGCCGCCGTGGTGTCTCCCAAACTCCGTGGCGTCATCGTCCACGAGGTCAAGAGACTGCATGAGGACCGTCCCGATTGGAGTGGTTTCAGCAAGGTGGAGAACCTGTTTTCAGAGCCGGAAATAAACCCTATCGAACTGATTGAAAATAGGGTATCCGATAGGGTATCGGATACCGTATCGCCAGAGTATCCACATCCTTTAACCATTAACCATAACCTACAACCTACAACCATTAACCGTCGCGAAACGACAAAAACCGAGAGCGACATGTTCGACCAATGGTATGCGATCTATCCGAAGAAGAAGGATCCGAAGAACGCACGCAAAGCGTTCGTGAAGGCATTGAAGCAGACAACCTTCGAGGAACTGTGCGATGGAGCCCGACGATACCGCGACGATCCCAACCGCGAGGAACGCTACACGAAGTATCCGGCGTCATGGCTCAACGCAGGCGCATGGGGCAACGAACCGGAGTCGCCACGCTTCAACGGCTATGTCACGAAGGCGCAGAAGGCTCAGGCCGAATGGGACGAGGATCGGCGCATCCGTGCCGAACTTGAATCGGAGCAGAGGGGAGGTGGTCGTCTTGCTCTCACCGATTGATGCCTGGGATCTGATGACCGCCGTCAAGCACATCGACCATCGCAGCGCCACGAAGGACGACGCGATCCTGTTCGCCCAGATCATCAACGACGCATGCGACCCGACCCTCAAGGAGTGTCTGGCTGCGGTGGCGCGATGGTTCGGCACGCACCACGATTTCGGCATGATCCAACCAGGCGATATTGCCGACCTAGTGAAAGCCAACCGTCCCGCCGCGAAACTCACTAAGAACGAGATCGACACCGCGCTCATCGACGTGGGATTGGACGGTGACGCGTTATGGCTAGCAGCACAGCAAGTACCAAAACTCGTCAACCAAGGCATCTCGTTCCTGCAAGCCGTGGCGCAAGCCGCCGAACAGTCACGCGGACACATACTCGAACCACCAGAATGCAAACCCCGCAAACACATCGGCCACCACTTCGCAGGACGCATCGACCACATGAACCTACACGACGTTTTAGGAGAAACAACATGACTGAACGCTATATCAGCCCTCAGAGCGGCCCGGTAGACATCAAGACCGATAAGGATAGCCATTACCGTTCCCAAGACGCTCAGACCACGAAAGAAATGGTTTTAGGTACGTTCACGCCAACCGAGAGTGAAGTGAAAACCGCGTACCAGCGTGGCGAGGATGTTAGCTGGGGCATGAGCGAACTCCGCTGGCAACGATTCATTAACCAAGTGAAAGCCGCAGCGTGGGAGGAAGGCAGTGACGCTGGATACGCGTTCGCTATACGTCACCCAGACCAAATACCAGTCAACCCCTACGAAAGCGAGAAAACAGATGAGTCGTGAGAAACAGTACGAGCACGCGATCCAACTCATCCGCGAAGGAGCCGACGATGAACGGATTCGCCGCGAATTCGGCTACAACCAGAACGTCATCAACGGATTGAGGCAATCACTCGCAGACAAGGGGCCAACATGGTAAGCGTTATCGTCGGCTGCCAAGTATGCGGCGCGGAAACCAGCGGAGGCAGGGTGTGCGGCAATTGCACGAGCGAGCTGGCGCACACTTTGCGTCACCTGGCCGCGCGCCTGCCCGACCTGCGTATTGTCGCCGCGAAGAAAGCTACCGTCATGGCGCGTGAACAAGGCCACGGGGCACGCACAGTCGCCCCGATCCCCTTGAACGCGGGAGCATGGCAGTTGCAGCAAAGCATCGAAAAATACGCCGTCACCCTCGCCGGCGTGCTCACGCTCCCATACCGGAAACTCCCCGCCGAAAGCCTGTTGAAAGGCGCAGCATCACGCACGCCAGCATTGATGCAACGCAGGGACGCGGCCAGCATCCACACCCTCGCCACCATCGCCAGCAGACGCCTCGACCGACAATTGGAGCCACCACAAAGCCGCATCCTCATCGGACAATGCCCCTACTGTGGAGACGACGTATGGAGCAGCGAAGACGACCTAGCCGTAGGCTGGCAACCATGCAACTGCGGACAAACCATCAACATCCCATCAGTCCAAGAACAACGAATATTCAAGTTAGCCATATCCGACGCACAAGGCACTGCAGCAGCACTCAGCAAACTGTTGAAAAACTGCGGAATCACAGTACGCAGGCAGACCATCAGCGAATGGAAACGACGCGGCATCATCAACAGCGTCAGCACTCAAGACGGTAAACCGGTATTCCTGCTCTGGGACGTGTGGGCGGCGGTCACCCGCTAACTGTGGACGTTATTTGCATTCACAAACTGTGGACGTAAAGTTATCTAGATTGATTATTTTCATATGTGGGGCTCGGGAACACCGGGCCCTCCGCGTTACGAGTGCTATCAAAGGTCGTGAAACATGATTGATGTCCAGATTCGCGTGCATGACATAGCAGTAGATGGCATCCCAGAAACCATCCACATCGATGACAACTCCTTGCACTTTTACCATGAAGGCGAATGGATACAAGGCACCCCAACCAACGAGCTAGATCACGTAGGGAACCCAATTTGGGAACATCACGTGACCTTCACAGCAACAGAAACCTATTCAGGAATCCGCTACTACACGTATCTACCTGCGCACTCAATCGATTCGCCAGTTAGGGATAATAGCGAACCTCACTACCGCTAAACACATTCTTGCCGTCAAATAGCGGGCGGCAACACGTAGGGATGCGGTGGTTCGCCATTGCAACCCATGGGCTCACGGATCTAGGTTCATGAGCATCCTCTGATCGAGACGGCAACTCCATGAACTTAAGAGAGCGGGTTCGACTCCCGCCAGAGGAACGATGGATGCAAGGTCAATGGATCCGAGTGCATCCCGTATAGGTTGATCGCTATGCGACTGCCCACCATTGGTGGGCACCACCATAATCCTCACCAGAGGTCAGGCAAGCTCAAATGGATTACTCCGAAAGCAGCGTCCAAGCCTCTGCCTACATATTCTTGTGGTTTCTGCGTGATAGGGACACGCACTGGGTTCCCGAATGGGAGCAGGCGAAAGCCGAGAATTCCCAAGTGCCCAAGTGGAAACCACACATACTTGCCTGGTGGCATTTACACCTTTCACCACCGGGCACCACACTTCACACGGAGGCACACGATGAGCGAAGAGGAAGCCGAAGCCTTCCGCGAGAAGATCCGCAAAGCCCTCGAACCCGTCCTGCCATACGGCACACCATTCGCCTTCGTATGCGACACCACACCACTCGAGGAAATCAACAGCGGCGGCAACGGACGCATCAGCTGGGTATCACCACCAGCCCAAGCACCATACGTCACCGTCGGACTATTCAGCATGGGTGCAGACTGCTTCACCATCGAAGAATAAACACTTGCCCTGCCTCGCCACAACATTCAGAGCCCAACAAGGCAGACGAGAGCAGGGCATTCACATTTCCGAACGAACGCATAACCGAAACGGGTGGTGGAAGACATGTTGACAAGAGGAAAGGCAACCGCCAAACTGCAATGGCCTTGGAATGTGCAGCGCGTCTCGTCTCCCTTGACCGTGAAGGTACAACGAGTGGAACTCTATGGTTCTGAACGCGAGTCATTCTTCAAAGCGGTGAGCAGTAGTTACGAACCTTCCCTCGACTTCGAGCGCGGCAACACGGTGTTCACCGATGGTGAGTACCTCTACGGGTATGTTGTCGCCCTTGACGGCGAAGGCCGACAAATCATAGACGATGCCACGAAAAGACTGGTGTCGTACTTCACGCAGGTGCGGATACCGTCTCTTTGCCGCAGTCGCTGCGAGGGGTCGGCACATGTCGAATACCTGCCTACATATCAGATCGAAGACACACATGAACCCCTCTACCCCAACCATGCAGGGAACATCCCCGCATGGCATAGGTGATACCCCATGCCTATGCGTAGATGTGCGTGGGTGAACTGCCCGCAGCTTGTTCCGTTTGGCACTCGATATTGCAAGCAACATACAGTTGCGCATGAGCGGAAGCGGGGCAGTGCCGCACGTCGCGGATACGGCAGGGCGCACCAGATGGAGCGGACCCGGTGGCAACACCTACTAGCCCAGGGCGCGCATCCCGTGTGCAAACGATGCGGACAGATTGTCAAACCGAATCAAGCTTGGGACTTGGGGCACAGTGACGACCGCACCCGATGGACCGGACCCGAACACGCACACTGCAACAGGAGCGCAGGGCAAGCCAACAGCATCCGCATGCGCGAGCGATGGAAATGACAGCGACAACGAGATCAGACGTAAAGACAAACGACTAAAACAAAACGTTTCGTCAAACCTGAACCGATTCGAACGGTCCCGACACACCCCCGGGGGAGGGTCCCTCAAGGTGGGGTGAAAGACCGCTGGTGAGCTGGCTCGCAAGAAAATCATAACTAGGGATTTGAGTTTTCCGAGGTTTTCGTAATTTTTCCAGTATGATGGAGGGTAAGTGAATGCCCCCGCGAAGTTGGCGCTTCCGGGGGCTTGACCAACTCAGTAAGGGAGTTGATATGGTTAAGTCTATCTGTATTGATTGTGGTTGTCAGATTATTTCTGAATGGTATTGTAAAAGATGTAAACCGTGCAATAAAAAGCATCAGATTTCGTATATGAAGGCATATAACGCCAAGCATTACAAGCCGATCAGGAAAGTTTCAATTATTCGTGTTTGCGCTTTTTGTGGCGTTGAGTTTACAACCTTGAGTTGCAGTCATCAGAAGTTTTGCTCTAGAAAATGCCGGATAGACGAATGTACTGCTAGGCGCTCTGCGAGAGCGAAGGCTAGAAGGGACTCCAGTACAAAGGTTTGCCCTGAATGCGGAATCGAGTTCATTGCGAAGAATACCACCAAGCAGAAATATTGCTCTTCCTGGTGCATGGAAAAGCATAATGGCAAAGACAGCAAGACGAAGATTTGCTCCGAGGGCGGATGCTGCCGTCACGTTCGTGCGCGTGGCATGTGCAATATGCATTACAAGCGTCTTCTTCGCGCTGAAGGAAAATTGCGGGATCCTTGGGACGAGCGGAGGCGCAAGAACTACGAGAAGCGCCGGGCACGCAAGAATTCGAATGGACCTGTCGAAGATTTCACTAACTTGGATATCTACGAGCGCGATAAGTGGCATTGCGGTATCTGTGGCCTGAAGGTAGATGAAGACCTTGCCTATCCCGACCCGATGTCCGCGAGCCTTGACCATATCGTTCCGTTGTCAAAAGGCGGTATGCATACTCGCAAGAATGTTCAATTGGCGCATTTGCGTTGCAATGTGTCCAAAGGTGACAAGATATTAAACCCGCAGCGTTCTCTTCTGGATATCGCTGTGTAGATTGTGGGGTGCGTGATGCCTGTTGGTAGCCCTCGGCCTGCGGGCGGTCGCATGCCTGACCCTTCGTCGGAGCGTTTTCAGTCGAGGGCGCAGGGCTTGTTCGCCTTGCCTGCGAGCGGATATAAGCGGAATCATCCGAAGTTCCCCTTGCCGAAATACGTGGTTTGGGACGTCTGGAAGGATGAAGAGGGAACGCACAAGGAGCATGACGACTCCGGCAGCGATGCGTGGAATGACCGCGAGAAGCAGGTATGGGACACGTTGTGGCGTCTTCCTCAAGGCTTCGCGTGGTCGCGTCCTAAATATGCGTACTTGCAGGTGACGTTGGCGCAGTATGTGCGGCAGTATGTGCTTTGCGAGTCCGGCGAGGCTAAGGCCGCTGACCGGACGGCGTTGTGTCGATTCGCGGATACTGTGGGCCTTACCCCTCAAGGGCTGCGTATCAATGGCTGGACAATTCTGGACGATGCGGCGAAGCCGAAGCGTCCGAAGGGGCGCAAGGCTGATTCGAAGATCGTGGCGTTTCCGTCGTCGCGCGACCGGTATGCTGATTTGGAGCTGTGATGATTTCCTCGCTGGGCTTCCTGCTGATCGACTGGGTTGCCGCGCACTGCGTGGTGCCTGCTGGCTTCGATCTCAATGCGCCGTTCGTCATGACGGGATGGCAGGCGAGGAATGCGATTGACTTCTACCGCGTGAAGCCGGATGTGGCGTTCAATGCGTCGCGTCCGGCGCAGGCGGCGGCTTTCAAATGGCGGCGCGGGCAGATCGTGGGCGGGCAGAAGCTCGGCAAGTCGCCGTTCGGCGCTGCCGTGGTGTGTTTCGAGGCGGTTGGCCCGTGCGTGTTCGCCGGGTATGCGAAGGGCGGTGAGACGTTCCGGTGCGAGGATTGGGGCTGCTCGTGCGGCTTCGAGTACGAGTATCGCGCGGGCGAGCCGATGGGCATGCCGAGGCGCACCGCGCTCGTCCAATTGTTCGCGAATTCTGAGGAGCAGACGGCGAACGTGTACAGGCCGTTGCAGACGATGATACGCAACGGGAATCTGGATGACCTGATGGCGGTGCGCGAGGGGTTCATCCGGCTGCCGAACGGGGGGCGCATCGACCCGGTGACGTCTTCGGCGAAGTCGAAGCTGGGCAACCCGGTGAACTTCGCATTGCTGGACGAGTCGGGCGTGTACACGAAGCGTTCGGGAATGTTCGAGGTCGCCGACACGGTGCTTCGCGGCGTCTCCGGCATGGACGGGCGGATGCTCGAGCTGACGAACCCGTGGGACCCCATGGACGCCACGTTCGGGCAGGCCACCTACGAGTCGCGCTCGGACGACATCATGAAGTACTTCCCTAGGCATGATCCGGAACTGGATTTCATGGATGACGCCGACCGGCGCAAGATTCTCGAATTCGTGTACGACGGCAGCCCGTGGGTGAATATCGATCAGATCGAGAAGACCTGTTCGGAGCTGCTTCAGCGCGATCCGGCGCAGGCGCGAAGGTTTTTCGGCTGCGAGCTGGTGCAGGGCCTCGGCTCCTACATGCCCGAGGCGTTGTATGACGCGACCGCGAGCGACCGCGTGCCGCCGTCGTCCGGCGTTGAGATTTGTCTGGGCTTCGATGGCTCGCAGTCCGGTGATTGGACGGCGCTTCGCGCGGAGAGCGTGGATGGCTACCGGTGGACGCCGACGTATGGGCCTGCGAAACGGCCCGCGTTCTGGAATCCGAAGGAGTGGGAAGGCCGTATTCCTCGCAGCGAGGTGGATGCTTGCGTTTCCGAGCTGTTCGACCACTACAAAGTGCAGAGATTCTACTGCGATCCGCACCCTTGGGAGACGCAGGTGGACGCATGGAGCGAACGTTATGGGGAGGATGTGGTCGTGCAATGGCCTACCAACCAGCCTGGTCGCATGTATAACGCTCTCGTCCGTTTCCGTGAGGATACAGCAGATAAGACCACATCCCATAGTCCAGATTTGACCGCCAAACTACACATGATGGCGGCTCGAATGGTGGCTAAACCCGGTGACCGGTTTGTGCTTGGTAAACCTTCTGAGAATCAGAAGATTGATATTTCTATGGCTGACATTCTTGCCCACGAGGCCGCATGTGACATGCGCGCACTTGGTTGGGGAATGAATAGCAGCAAAGTTTTCTTACTCGGACAAACGAATACGTTAGGAGGATCCTATGGCGGCAGTAATGGAGTTGTCTTCGGATGAATCCGCAATGGTGCGTCACCTGTACACTCGCTTGCAGCGTTTACGTAAGATCCACGAGGATCTCGATCACTACTATCGCGGCGAGCAGCGTATCCAGACGATAGGGCTCGCCGTTCCTCCCGAGCTTCGCGTGTTCGAATTCCCATTGAATTGGCCTCGGGTGACGGTGGATACCGTAGTGCAACGCCAGCGTGTACGCTCTTTCAGCCTTCCTGATGATCCCGATTCCAATAATTACCTTTCCGAGGTGTGGGAATCGAACAACATGGATTCCCAGAGTGTGCTGAACCACCTCGAAACGCGCGTGCAAGGGCATGGCTTCGTTTCTGTGGGAACCAATGAGGACGATAAAGAGCACCCTCTAATCACGGTTGAATCGTCGCGGTCCATGATTGCAGAAATCGACCCTCGCACACGCAGGATCACTGCTGCGCTCAGAATCTACTATGATCCGCTGCAACGTGCCGCACCCACCGAAGCGACGCTGTACCTACCTGATTCGACTATTTACCTGGAGCGTGTCAAGGGATGGCAATGGGCAATCAGTGATCGCGATGATCACGGTTTGCATCGTGTCCCGGTCGTGCAGTTCCTGAATCGGCCTCGGGTTGGCAACTTTGTGGGCGAATCGGAGATGAAGGATGTGCTCAAGCCCACGGACATGGCTGCTCGAGCGCTCATGGATTTGCAGGTTGCGATGGAAACCCACGCAGTGCCCGGTAAGTGGGCCACAGGCGTGAACAAGGATGACTTCATCGATGCAGAGACCGGCAAGATGGCGGCTTCATGGCAGGCGTATTACACGGCGATGACCGTGACACAGAGTCAAACTGCAAAATTCGGTCAGTTCCAGGCTTCTGAGCTTACGAACTTCAAGACGGTGATTGACATGCTTGCTGAGCAGGTGAGCTCCGTGACCGGTCTGCCTATGCGATATTTCGGGCAGAATACAGCCAACCCGGCAGCCGAGGGTGCGATTCGTGCCGATGAGGTGCGGTTGGTGAAGAACGTCGAGTTGAAGAACATGACCGATGGAGACTGTTGGGCAGACGTGATGGCACTGGCATACCGGTTCGGCAAAGGCGAGTGGCTTGATGGCAATCGTATCCGCACCGATTGGGACGATCCGAACACCCCCACGTTCTCGCAGAAGGCTGATGCCATACAGAAACTCGTAGCATCAGGGATTCTCAGCCGTGAGGGTGCTTGGGACGAGATGGGCTGGTCTCAGGCCCGCAAAGATCTGGAACGGCAGCGATTCGATGAAACCGATGCAGCTCAATGGGAAAGCCTGTTGAAACCGGAGGCCACGAATGCAGACGATGGCGGGACAGGAAATGCCCAAGCTGGCGGTAATACAGGGCAAACACCTGCGGACGGTCAGCAACAGGGCAGTGATGCAAGTCATACAAGCCTGGCGGCAAAACCGGTCCGATGACTTCGACCAGGCTTACGCGGATGCCTATGCGCCCATGCTATCCGCACTGGATTCAGCGCAACGGGACGTGGCCGACTACATGGCGGAAACCACGCCCGACGTGATGCGAAGCCTGGGAAGCCGCAACCTTGACTCCCCGGAATTCACCGTCAACACCACTCAGCTGGTCGGGTGGGCCGGTAACGGGCAGAACACTTTCGATAACCTGTGGAGCAGTGTTCTGCTCGGCAAACAGTCGATAGCAGACGGCGTATCGACGAACATGGCGCTCACCATAATAGAGAACAGTCTGGCGCTCCGATCTCGCACGATCCTCGCGGATACGGCGCGGGCATCTTCGCTGCTGTCTGCGAAGTCTCACAGTTTCGCCGCACATTATGTGCGCATGCTGACACCCCCGTCCTGCGGACGTTGTGCGATTCTCGCGGGGATGCCCTCAGGCAGGAAAGCGTTCGAACGGCATCCGCATTGCGATTGCGTGGCGGCGTGGAGCACTGATGAACGTTCTCTGGCCAAGCATTATGCGAATGCCACGGACTATCTGAACTCGCTGAGTTCGCAAGACCTGGCAAAGACCCTGGGGTCTCAAGCCAACGCCCAAGCGTGGAAAGACGGAGCGGACCTCAACCAACTGGTGAACGCTTACCGCAGGAGCGGCAGTGTGCGGCCCGCGCAGTTGTACGGCAGAACCATCAAATACACGTCTGATGGAACCACGAAGCGAGGCTGGGCGTATTCCCGTATGAAACAGGCCGGATATGTCAAAGGGCATGTGAAATACGGGTCGAAATACTGGCGAGCGGACCGGCCCAGATTGATGCCTGAAAGCATCTACCAGATCGCAGGCAGTGACCATGCCAAAGCGATGAGACTGCTCGACAATTACGGGTGGCTGTAAACAGCCTCTCTTATCTAATTTTTACCGCTCGTGCGATGCGAGTGGCTTTTGCCATGCGATGTGGCGCAATCAACAAGGAGAAACTATGCATACACGTTGGAACTTTCTTCGGCATGTTCGCATGATCGTCGCTGATGGCGGCGAAGGCAGCGGAACAGACAGCGGTCAGGGCGATCCTGAACCAAAGCCGGATGAAAACCACGCAGAACAGCAGGGCGTCGAGTCCGAGAAACTTGGCGAGAACGGTCTTAGGGCTTTGAAGGCCGAACGTGAGGCGAACAAGGCCGCGAAAGCCAAGCTTGCCGAATACGAGGCTCAGATCCAAGCGTTCAAGGACAAAGACAAGACCGAATCCGAGAAGGAAGCCGAACGGTTGCAGGCATTGGAGAAATCCAATTCCGAGAACGCTCGAAAGGCCTTGCAATATGAGGTTGCGGCGGAGAAAGGTATCCCCTTGAAGCTCGCCGCACGACTTCATGGTGCGGACAAGGATGCCATGCTCGCTGATGCAGATGAACTTCTCCCGTTGATTCAGCAAACCAAGCCGAACATTCCCAAGCCCGACAAGAGCCAGGGCAGAGGCGGCAAGCCAAAGCCTGCGTCACTGTCTGCGGCGATTGCTGGACATCTGAAATAACCCTTAAGGAGGGTAAACATGGCAGTAACACTGGCGGAAGCCAAAAACAATGCGTTGGAAGACTATGACCCGATGGTCATCGACGAGTTCCGCAAGAACTCGGAAATCCTCGACTCCCTCATCTTCGACGATGTGGTGAATCCCGCTGGCGGCGGTGCGACGCTCACCTACTCATACCGCCGTCTCGCAACCCAGCCGACCGCCGCTTTCCGTGCGATCAACAGCGAGTACACCCCGCAGGAAGTCACCACGCAGAAGTTTTCCGTCGATCTGGCGGTTCTCGGTGGCAGCTTCGAAGTTGACCGCGTGCTCGCAAACCTTGGACCGGAGGCTTCCGGCTCCATCGCCTTGAACATCACCCAGAAGGTCAAGGCTGCAACCACCTTGTTCCAGGACACTATCATCAACGGTGACACCGCCACTGATGCGAACGCGTTCGATGGTCTGGACAAGGCGCTGACCGGTTCAAGCACCGAGGATGCAACTTCCATGCCTGACTGGACAGACGTTTCCGACAATGGGTTCAAGATCCTTGATTCACTTGATTCGTTCTTGAGTCTGCTCGACGGTGACCCAACAGTTCTCGTTGGCAATGCGAAGGCGTTGGCGAAGATTCGTGCGGCAGCACGTCGCACCAGCCAGTATGTGAAGGATCCCATCGAGGATCTCCTCGGCGCGAACGGCCGCCCTATCACCCGTGAGACCTACGGCAACATTCTGCTCGTGGATGCAGGTGCTAAGGCAGGCACCAACGATCCGATCATTCCAGTGGACTCCACTACCGGTACGTCGGACGTGTACGCATACCGTGTCGGACTTGACGGCTTCCATGGCGTCTCCGTTTCTGGCGGTCAGCTTGTACAGACATGGCTCCCGGACTTCACCACCGCCGATGCGGTGAAGAAGGGCGAGGTCGAACTTGGCCCCATCGCCGTCGCGCTGAAGGCCACCAAGGCAGCAGCCGTCCTTCGCGGGGTGAAGGTGCAATGAGCTGGACAGTGAAGACCCCGGTCAAGGGCTTCACCGGTGACGTCGCAGGTGTTGATTTCCACAACGGTATCGGCACCTGCGATTCCGACATCTCGTACTTCCAACGTCATGGATACGAGATTACGGAAGACAAGCCAGCAAAGCCAAAGTCAACAGCCACAGCGAAAAAGTGAGGTAGCCATGCCTGACGATTCACAGGTGGCCAAATACGCGACGATCTCCGATGTTGCCGATGAATTAGGCGAAGATATCGTCGAAGAAAGCGCACGGGGGAAACAGATTCAACGGTGGCTCAACAGGGCTGAGCGCAATATCCGTGCCCGAGTGACCGAATTGGATAATTGGGCTGCTGCCGATGCTGATTACAAGGCGTCTGTGAACGACGTGGAAGTTTCGGCAGTGGAACGTAAAGCGCGGAACCCCGATGGTATGCGATCCATGATGACACAGATCGATGACGGCAACTTCCAGCAAACCGTGGATAACTCACGATCTACTGGTGAGATCGTCATACTCGACTCCGAGTGGTCCATACTGTTGAAAAGCGCTTCCACCACGGCGTTCAGTGTCATCGCGCAGGCTCAACCGGACGCCTTCCCCTTGCCCTCATACCCCTACGGCTATTAGGAGGTCATCATGGATGTGCTGAGCATGGTGCAGACTGCGTTGCCGCGACTTCGTGAACAGGCTGATCGGCTCATGACCGATCGCTTCAGCATCCAGAGATACACCGGCAAAACGGTCACCGACCCTGATACGGGGGTGGATACGCCGGAAGTGCTGCCGGTGGCCGAGACCATCGGCAAGGTGCAGACCTCGGGGGGCATCGCCTCCCAGGTGGTCACCGCGTCCGGTGACAGCAGCAACGTGGGCGGCAACGTGCCCGTATGGAGCCTGTACCTGCATTTCCCCGCATCTCTCACCGGACTCAAGGAGAAGGACGTGGCGGTATGCACCGCCTCGGACGATCCCGACCTGATAGGCAGGAAATTTCGGCTAGTAAATCTGCAATCTGAGAAATCGCATGCCACTGCCAGACGGTGGAACGTCCAGGAGATGCCGGAAGGAGATTGACATGGCCATGATTGACGTATCCCAAGTGAACGCGCTCGCTCAAAAGCTCGCGGCGGCCCCGTTGAAGAAGCAGGCTTTGGTCGCGGCGGCGGTGAAGAAGGGCGCGCAGAACATCAAGGAAGCGATCCAAGAGGATGTGCAGGGGTCATCCAACAAGGCCATCCGCCGCATTCCCATCGCCTATGAGATGAAAGCCGAGAGCACGCGCATCGAGGCTGACATCGGACCCCGCAAGGAAGGTGCCGGCAATCTCGCCAACATCGCCTTCTTCGGCACCGAACGCGGCGGTGGCACGCACAAGTTCTACGGGCATGGTGAGGACGAGCTTCCGACAGCCGCCGATTACGTGCGCAAGGCGGCTGAAGGCCTATGACCTCGTACTCCCAAGCCCGTGCCGCAATTATCTCGCTTATCCCCGCGCTCACAGGATGGACCGTGTATATGGATGGCATAGCCACGGGGAAGAAACCCCCATGGATTGTGGTCAGCCTCTCGGAGAACGGGCGTGAGCATACCGAGGGGCTGGCGACCACGAATCATCTCGCCACGCTGGACGTGCGCGTGGTGAGTACGTCGGAGACCAGCATCGGCGTCATCTGCGACAAGCTGACCTCAGCGCTGGATGGGGCCTCGCCCGGCGGCGGTGTGGGGTCTCTGGTCCCTGACATCGACTCAGGGGTGTATGCGTCCGAACTCATCGACCCGGACACCTCCGTACCGTTCCTGATGCGCGTGCTCACCTGGCGCACCGGATGGCCCGCCTGACACAACACAATCAACAATTTCAAGCCTTGGTATCACGCCAGGGCTTTTTTCATACCCAAATTAAGGAGTAACACATGGCATTGCCCAAGGCATCCCTCGAAGATGGCAAGTTCCTCACCGTGTTCGTGCCGACTATCGCCGACATCACCACACCCACCGTGGCCGAACTCACAACCCCACTGGTGGCGTTGTCGGATTACCTGGTAGCCGACGGTTTCAAAATCACCCACTCGCAGGATTTCGCCGATGATGACCGCGAGGCATCACCTGCTGTCGGCCAGATTCCAGGCCAGGAGAAATACACGGACGGCTCCCTGCAGGTGATCGACAACACCAACATCTCAGATGAGGAGAATGTGGCGGTCGAGAAACTCACCAAGGGGATGAAGGGATATATCGTGCGCCGTCGCGGCAGGGACAACAAGGAACCCTTCGCCGCTGGCGACATCGTATCCGTGTACGCGGTCACCATCGGCATCAAGACCCCTGTAGCCCATGCTGCGAACGCACGTCAGATGAGCACCATCAGCTATTCGGCGGACCCCAGCTCGCAGGATGAGACCGCCACGGTTTCTGCCGGAGCCTGACCTTTGATTCCCTTGCCTGTGTGCGCTGGGTCGCTCCCGCATTCAGGCAAGCTTTTTACTTCTTCCTCTGGTAGCGGCCGCATATCTTTAGGAGCGACAAATTGACTATCACCATTACCAAACCCACCGCGAAGGTGGAGGTCATCACCGATGTGAATGTGCTGAGGGACTTGATCGAAGCGTTCAACGTTCTCAACCAGCTGCAAGAGGCGAACAAGCCCGCCAAGACCGTGCAGGCGCAGAAAACCAAGACCCGTAAAATCATGAAACAGGTGGATGAATCCACGCTGATCTTCGTTTTGCACGGGTTGAATTCCAGTGCATGGAACCTCTTGGTCGTAAAACACTCATCCGCTAAGGGCAATGTGGTCGTCAAGGATTGGCCCGCTCTGATTATGGATGCGATCCCCGGCATGCTGGACGGGGTGCGCTGGAAGCTCCCGCATGACGGCGTGCAGGACGTGGCTTTGACGAACGATGAGTTGCATGAACTGCTCGAATCGTTGACAGACTCGCAGGCGCAGGAGCTGATGGTGCAAATTCAGACGTTGAACACTCCTGTGGCCTCGGTCCCAAAAGAATTGCGGGACCGTCTCTAGCTGACCTGCTGGCAGATAACCCGCAAATCCTCTCGGAGCTCAGATGCGCGAAGAGCCTCGGCGTGAGCTACAAGCGGTTTCTCGGATGGGAGCCGACACCTGACGATTCGGTGGAATGGGACTCCACAGAACGCGAGTGGATGCTAGCCCTGCAAACCTACGAGAACGCGCACGTCTGCCCAGTATGCGGCATGGACATCGATTTCTGCCATGACGAACACCAGGTGCGAAGCGTTTTCAAACGCAGCGATGTCACCACATGTTTCGTCGGTGAGATGCGTGAGAAAAGCATGCGCGCGTTCGCCGAGTCGGGCGACGTGATCGCTCCAAACTCCCAGACCACGAAACTCGTCACAACAACCGAATAGAGGTGCGTCTTGGCGCTTAATGAGAACATCATCATCCGCCTCATGGCGGATACGTCGAACTACACGACCAAGATGCAGGCGGCGGGCGCGCAATCCGAAAAACTCGCAACATCGATGGAGAAACCGCGCAGCACCTCGGACAAGCTCAAAAGCGGTTTCATGACCGCAGGCATCGCGGTAGGAGCGCTCTCCGCAGCTGTGGGCGTGGCAGCAGTGAAGAGCTTCATGGACTTCGACGCATCCATGAGCACCGTACAGGCAAACACCAAAGCCAGCGCTAGCGAAATGAGCAAGCTGCGTGACGCCGCACTAGACGCGGGGCAACGCACAATATACAGCGCTACAGAATCCGCTGACGCAATTAACGAGCTAGCCAAAGCAGGTATGAGCACCGCCAACATTCTCAACGGCGGGCTCAACGGAGCACTCGATCTCGCGGCATCGGACGGCATGGCTGTCAGTGACGCCGCTGAACTCATGGCATCCACACTCGCACAATTCAACCTCAAAGGCACGGACGCCACAAAGGTAGCGGACGCGCTCGCAGCAGGTGCAGGAAATGCTCAAGGCTCAGCCAGTGATTTAGGCAATGCTCTTTCGCAAGCTGGCTTGGTGGCGAATCAGTATGATGTGAGCATGCAGGAGACCACGGGCACGCTCGCCGCGTTCGCGAACGCGGGCATGATCGGCTCCGATGCCGGTACCTCGCTTAAATCCATGCTGATTGCCCTTGCTAATCCGAGCAAGAAAGCTCAACAGGCACTTGACGATCTAGGAATCAGCGCTTGGGACTCGCAGGGTAATTTCATTGGTCTCTCCGGCCTTGCAGGACAGTTGCAGACTAAGATGGCGGGGCTGACTGATCAGCAACGTCAGCAAGCGATGGCTACCATTTTCGGCACTGACGCGGTGCGGTCTGCTGGCGTCCTTTACAAAGAGGGTGCTAGTGGGATTGATAAGTGGACAAAAACTGTTTCGGACTCTGGTTATGCTTCCGAGCAGGCTGCCGCACGTACCAACAACCTCAAGGGTGACATCGAACAGTTCACCGGCTCCATTGAAACAATGCTCATCAAGATTGGCGGTGGCGCGAACGGCCCGTTACGTACGATGGTGCATGGTGCGACCGATCTTGTTACTGCTTTCAGTACGTTAGACCCGCATATCCAGCAGACCGTAGTTCTGCTGGGTGTTGCGGCTGGTGCAACCGCTGGACTTCATAAGATGTTCGGAAATCTTTCCACTTCTTCCAGTGGGTTTGGGCGGAGTATGGGACTCGCGCTTGACCCCATGCAACGGTTGCAGGGGTTGTGGAGTGGGTTGAGTACCGGGGCGCAAACTATGGCCACGGCATTTCAAAGCCCGACTAGGCAAATGGAATTGTTCGGCACGACCATGAGCCGTGGGAAGGCTATTTCCAATGGTTTCAAAAGCGTCGGTTCCGGACTCATGTCCATGATGGGCGGGCCTTGGGGGGTAGCGTTCGCTGCCGCTGGAGCAGCTCTTGCCATCTGGTCGCAGAAGACTGCTGATGCGAAAACGCGCACGGACAATATGACCAGTGCGCTCAAATCTGGTCAGACCGCGGTTCAGAAACTCACACAGAATCTGCAGAGTGGGAACGACACTGATTGGGGTTGGTTCCAGAAGACACGCACGGGAGCCGATAGCCTCGCCCAGGCGCTGGATAAGGCTGGTGTCAGTCAGAAGACCTTCGTTGACGCGGCGATGGGTGATAAAACCGCAATAGCCTCGTTCAACCAAGAGTTGGATGATTACATCAACAAACATGGCGGTGCCGGAACCGTAACGGATGAGTTGCGTGCGCATTTGGAGCAGCAGACCAAAGCTGTTTCCGGTTCCAAGGAGGCCATGAAGGAGCAAGCCGAGGCAGACAAGCAAGCCACTGCCGAAAAGGTGAACAACACCTTGGCGACGGCTGGGCTCACCGATGCGACCGCCACCAACACGGATGCTACATCAGAAGCAGCCGATGCGAACGATATCCTCGCGGAATCCTTCGGGGCCTCCAGCAAGGGCATTGACGATCAGGCATCAGCCTTGGGAGAGGCGTTGGATGCACTGAAAACCTACTACGGTTTCTCACTCGATGCTTCAGATGCCACTATTGCATTGCATGATTCCTTCGATAATGCTGATAAGGCAATAAGCGATAACGGTAAAACCTTGGATCTCAACACGGAGAAGGGCCGTGCGAATCAGTCAGCGTTGAACGACGTGGCTAAATCAGCGTTGGATGCGGCTGAGGCGCAGGCCCGTAACGGACAGAGTGTAGACCAGATCCTGCCGACCATTGATAATGCCAGGAACCGATTCGTTGATTTCGCCGTGAGAATGGGCATGGGCACAACCGAGGCAAACGCACTGGCTGACCAGTCCGGTCTCACCAAGGATGCCGTGAACCGACTCACCCAGTCCGTCAACAATGTGCCGGCGTTGAAGATAGTAAAAATCAATGGTGACATCAGCGATGCCCAGGCAAAAATCGGGGTTATCAAGAACGATTTGCTGCAAATCAATGACAAAACAGTACGGGTAACCATGAACTATGTCACAACTGGGAATACCCAAGGCTTGCATGTAGCAGTTGGTGGCAATGGTGGAACCCTGGTCAAAGCTTCCGGTGGTTATATTTCCGGCCCGGGTACTGCCACATCAGATTCGATACCCGCACGCTTATCCAATGGAGAGTATGTCATTCGAGCATCCGCGGTCGATCATTATGGCGTGGGATTGTTCGACCAGTTGAATTACCAACGCTATGCAACCGGCGGGCTGGTGCAGCAGTATCAGGCGACACCGTTGCCGGAGAGCGTACCGGTGGGGAAGTCCCAGAGGCCAGTGCGTGTGGAACTCCACCAGACCATTAGCAGCCCGTTCCCCCAGAGCCTTGATGTGTTGGCGGCGAAAGTCAAGGTCAAAACGGATCAGGCAATGAGAGATGCTCTGGTATCTACGGGAGGCATGTGATGAGAATCAGTATTGTTTCCGACGATGATGTCATCCCGTTCGCTAACGGCATGTACCCGGATTACACCGGGTTTTGGATTGTGGCGGGCGGGATTGACGGATTGTATGGTTCTCCGGGGATCCGGGAAACTCCTGTTGACATTCCCCAAATGGACGGACAGTACTGGCCGTCACGACTCACGCAGGGGGGGCGCACCATAACCCTGAAATGCGGCGCGCTATGTCGAACGAGTGTTGAAACAGCGAACGTGCTGGAACGGTTGAGCGCGTTAATGACCAAAACCCTCAGGTTGCGTGTAGAGGATGAGAGCGGAGTGAAAACACTCTCCGGTTTTATCGCTGATGATTTCGAACCGTCCATTTGGTGGAGTCGTGACCGAGTGTATTTCACCATCATTTTCTATTGTCCTGATCCGTTGAAGTATGGGCCTGCGGTGTCGTTTGTGTCGTCGGGTTCGGTGGTGCGTGTTGAGAATGCGGGCAGGGTTGCTGTGTATCCGAGTGTTCGTGTGAATGGTTCGGTGTCTGCAATGTTGTTGATGTTGGGTTCTCGAACTGTTCAGTGGACAGGCAATGCTAATGGGCTTGATCTTGATTTACGCGACATGATTCCCAGTTCTGGTGTGGTTTCTGGTCAGGCGTTCAAGATTCCTCCTGGTGTGAGTGCAGTTCCTGTTTCTTGGTCTGGTAATGGTTCGTTGATATTGACTGTTAGCCCTGCGTGGAGGTGACTCATGGCTCACATGATTGAAATGACGAAAGCCGGACTGTTTCTGAAGCATGACGAGAGCTGCGAAGACATTATGAACTGCCCTTATACGCGGGCGTTCTGCAGGATTCCAGCCAGTGACGACGGCATCGGGGTTGGATTGTCAACCGACGGCAGGCTCTTCATCTGCGAAGGGGAAATCGAGGAAGCGTAGCCACTTGTCCTCGTCTTCCGCTGGAACGCGAAATTGTACGGTCTGTTCCTTGCCGTCCGGTTTCGTGAGGGTCATGTTGACTATCGGCGCTGCGGAGCTGATCTTGATGCTCATTGCTTTGAGCAGTGGCGGTACTTCGTCTCCGACGACGATCCGGCCTTGATTATCGGTCATGAACGCGTTCTCTGTTTTCAGTTCGAGATAGTGGAATTCGCAAACCTGGAACGGTTGTTTCCCTGCAGGTCTGAATACGCGGCGTGCCTTTTCCTGGCAGCCTTTGACGTCACATCCGTTGATTCGTTGCAGCAGTTCTGAAGCTTTCATATGAAAATCATAATCCTTTGTTTATTCCATCCGCTTGGAGGTAGTCATGTTGGAACCGTTGGTTGTTGATGTGTTTGGCCCGTTGGGTGATCCGATGTTTCGTTTGCCGTATTCGAAGGCTTCTTGGTCGGATTCGATTTCTGAGACTGGGAGTTTGCAACTGGATGTGGATTATTCGCGTGAGGTGTTGCGTATTCCACGGGGTTTGCGTGAGTTGTTGAAATTGTGGGGTGTGATTATTGCTGCGCACCGGTTTGACCTGGTGTCTGGGGTTGATGTGGTGAAGCATGCTGGCCCATTGACGGATTACACGTGGGATCATCAGTCGCGCAAATTGCAGTTAACGTGTGGTGGTGGTTGGAGTTTAACGTCTACTCGTTTGGTGTTGAATCACACGTTGGAGTCGGGTTGGGTTGATGGTGATGTGCTGGTGGATGAGGAGCATCCTGCTGGCGCGTGGGTGTTGACGTTGACTGGGAGTTATTCCGATATTGCTCGTGGTTTGGTCGCGGAGGCGATGAAATGGGGAGCGCTGCCGATTACGCTGCCTAGTGTTCAGGGTGGTTCGCGTACACGTACGTATAACGGTTATGACGTGGCGAAAGTGTCTGACCGTTTGGATGAGTTAGCGAAGTTGGCTGATGGTAACGAGATACGTTTCGATCCTAGGCTGAAATCTGATGGTACGCTCACGTTTGATTTGCGTAGTGGTTCAAACATTGTTGGTCATGAAGCTGAGATTATTGACCACTCGTGGTTGGAAGATACTGATTTTGGCGCTTGGCATGCGGATGTTCCTGGACAGCGGGTGAAGTTAAAAACTGTTGTTGGTAGTGGTTCGGGTATGACGAACCAGGTGTATGTGATTGGTGGCAAGCATGGTGATAAGACCGTCATGGCTCGTGTCACTGATAATTCGAGTGTGCTTCCCCTGTTGATTCAGTCGGCTGATACGACGCATACCACGGCGACAGAGTTAGCAACGTTGAGAGCTTATGCGCAGGCTGGTGTTGCGTATGGTGCGTATCCGGATGAAACGTTTTCGCTTGAGGTTGGTGAAGAGTTTCCTGTTCGTCCTGGTGATTATGCGGATGTGTGGGTTGAGGACGATTTCCTGGGTGACATGATGTTACAGCTCAAAATCACTGATGTTGATGGGTCTTCGGATTCGGATTGGTTGACTGTTCAGGCGAGGGAGCGTGGCTGATGACAGATACGCATATGTTGATGTTTGGTGATGGTAGTCCGGCTGGTACTGGTGTGGCTGTTGAATCGAATCGGTGGCCGCAATTGTTGGCTGCTGCGCTCTCGTTGACTCCACATGTGTATGCGGTGGAGGGAGCAGGATACACCGTTGGGGGTGGGAGTGTGCTCTCGCAGCTGACGGTTGCTGCTGCAGATACTAGCGTGATGTCGGATGCCGTGGGGTTAGTGTGTATCGCTGCAGGGTATAACGATGCCATACTCGGTGGTGATGTTGGTGATACAGCTAGTCAATTGTTTACGATTACCACGACGCTACGTAAACGGTACACGAATGCGAAAATCGTGGTCATGATTGGTCCGCAAGGTGTTAAACAGGATGATTTCAATACTACATTTGAGCCGTTTTATTTAGGCTTGTCTGCTGCTGCTCGAACGGTGAGTGCGGACAGTGTTGTGGACATGTGGGATTGGCTGTTTAACCATGTGGATGATGTGCAGTCAGACGGCGTGCATCCTAACGAGGCGGGTCATACGCTGATAGCCACGCAAATGCAACCGTTGATCCCTGATATTAATGTTCCTGATCCTCCTGACCTGAATCCTGTTGAACCATTAGGGGTACGTAAATATGCTCCTGGGCGTGCGGATTGGACGAAAGATTCATTACGAGCCGAACGAGTGCGTAATCAGGAGAAGAATCAGGCGAATAGTGCATCTGGTTCAGAAATCCCTCAGACCACTATCAAATTGGATGCGTTAACCAAAGAGTTAGCCACTCAACAACGGTTAACTACGAGTTTGACTGCTCAACTGTCACAAAATCAGCAACAGTTACAGGTCGCGCAACAAGAATTACAGTCGCAGCAGAAGAAACTCGAGGATGCACAAGATGAGATTAAACGAGTTACTCCCACTATTAGTACTGTGCCAGGAACTTCAGCAGGAGGCTCGCTCGGTTCTGGTTGGACGAATCTGATCTCGTTGACTGCTAAACGTGACACGTCGAACGGGAAAACACGAGCACAAGTGACCATCACAGTTACAGCCGTGAAACCAGGAGATGGATTGCCATTATTGGAATGCTTGGTGGGCGGTACCAGGGTAGCCAGTTTTCCTGGCGTTACCGCTAATGGTGACAGTTTCGGCGGCACTGCCGGCGCGACCATCACTACAGATCAGCCAGTGGTGCTACGTGGTAAATCAACAACTGCTGATGCGAGCCCAGTAAGTGGAGTCTCAATGAGCTTGTCCATCATGAGTATCGCATAGAAAGGCACCCAACATGTCAGGTGTTTACGACGACGATCACACAATACAACAAGGACTCGTTAGTGTTAATAAAAATGGAGGCCATTAAATGAACGTTAATGGCTACAAAGTTGCACGCCAGGACATAAGACTAATCCGCGGCGACTCACATCGGCTGGGAGCTATCTGCCAAACGTATGATGCTGCGGGCAAACTGATACCAGTGAATCTAACCGGATGGTCGGGCTTTGTTGAACTGCGCTCGATGTCTGGCGTGCTGTGGTGGAGCGGTCAATGCGACATGACGAACGACGGGTATGCAGTGACTGACATGTCTTCTGACACGCTTACTGCCGCCGTGTGGCATGGTCGAAGTACCGGCCAGTGGAAATGCGTGGTAACGAGTCCTGCGAATGTGGTTAGCACGCTCGCATGGGGCTATTGGTATCTGACAGACTAACAAAACGATTTTTAGGAGACAATTATGGTGGATCAGATCATCGATTGCGTAAACGCGGGGCTGATAGGCAATCATGGAAGGCAAGGCTTGCCAGGTGTGAACGCTTTGCCTACTGACGAAGCAGTTGCTGAATATATTACCGATGTCGATGCGAAAACAAGATCTGCGCTAAATGCGACAGCGTCGGATTTAACAGCGATCAAGAACCTGCGGGAACGCGTGGATGCAGTAGATTTTGTTACAAATGATGTTTGCGTGGTAATTGGTGACTCTATTGCAGTCGGATTAAATGTCGAGCCAACGAAACGATGGACAAGTCTATTCTGTTCGGAAATGGGGCTGACTGAAAAAAATTATGCGGTGTCAGGCACTGGATATTTAAATAAAATACCATTCGCCAATCAGATCGATCAGGCAATAGATGATACTTCGTTCGATAATGATCGGGTTGGACTAGTGATAGTAAGTGGCGGTATCAACGATGTGAGCACAAATGACATCACTTTAGAAGCTTCCAAGGATTTCGGAGTGATCCGTATGGAGTTTCCAGTGGCAAAACTTATGGTCGTGCCGTGTCTTGTTTGTAATAAGTATAATGACCAGACGGTCATACAGAAGACTGGTGTTAACGAGATGATTTGCCGTGCTGCAGCACAGAATGGTGCTGATTTTGTAGCGAAGGGCGCAATGACTTGGTTGGTAGGTACTGACAGTATGGCGCAGCAAGATAATCTGCATCCGAATGAGATGGGACACAGATTCATTGCTTCGAATATCGAATCGCTTTATAACGGTGGCACTGCATCTGCAGCTGGTTCGAACATATCATTACCTTTGAAGTTTCAGCTTGCTGACGATCCGAAGTACGTTGTGAATACTCCCACACGATACTATTCTCTAAATCGGATCGGCGAGAATCTACTTATGTTTACCGGTACGCAAACAATTAATGTTGCAGACGAATCAGATTGGATTGGGAGCAAAAAAATTGAAGTGAAGCTGTGCACAATCCCTGCCACATACTATAGATTGTTAATTGATATCGTTTCTCACTACCCAGTCACTCCGATGGTCAACCAACAGTATGTAGGATGTGCCGCATTGTATGCAGTCAATAACGCTGATAATACAATCGACCTGTTCTACCGGCTTGATATGACTTTTGCGTGCATTACTGACGGTACCACCGTGCGACAAAGTTATTCCCTCAGAAAGGGAGATTCCATCACATTGGAGGTTCAGCCGATAATTTTACCCGCATTTTCTGTGCTTTGATCTCAGGTGTAGAAGATCGAGATCAGTCTGTAAAAACGTCTCTTCTGCTGACGAGTAGAGGCGTTCTGTATTTCATAGAAGTAGTAAATTTTAAAATTTCGTTACTAATGAACGCTAGTGATTGATGATTCATGCGATACCCACAAAGTGACGGCAGAGTCCCAAATCCGATCGAACCACGCACCGCGATGACGGTCCACGGTCAGAGCGAACAATCCACGCCGGGCGAGGTCGGCCAATACGCATGCGCCGGATAAGAGCGCAATCCCGGCCGCCGCGGATATGAACAGCCATGGAGAAGTCCAGTACGGGGTCATATCAAACAGCTTGGTCCACAAGAGCGTGCGGATGGTCGGGAATTCGGTGATCAGGTATATGGCGAACGCCGAACGGGCGAGAAAATCGATCGCCCGATTGGAGAAGTGCGACCGTTCAAACCAAATGAACAGACCGAACGCCATGAGGAGGTCACGAAGATACCACATTTCCCCCTTGGTGACCGCGACTATTGCGGGCCCAAGGCCTGTGGTCGTTTGCAGCAACGAGGCTCCGAGACCCATGGCGACGGTCAGCAGGAAACCGGTGAGGAAAGCGATGAGACCTTCCCGACGGCTCGCCGGACGTCCATGCCAACGCCAATAGGAGACCAGGACAAATATGAAGCAGAACGGAACGAAGTTGAGGCTCATGCCGAGGCTGATCGACGGGACCACCCCGGCCAAGACGGCCCACAATACGATCGTCATGATGCACAGCATCTGGTGCTGACGCTGCCCGAGCGCTTTGAGCCCGACGAGCAGGAACGGCGCCAGCACGAGGAACATGGCATAGGCCGTCACATACCACCATGCACCCGTCAGCGTCGGCAGCATCGATTTGAGGACCAGTTTCATCGAAGAACCCGGTAAGCGGAACAGCACTGAGAGGATGACAAGCGTAAACGACCAGAACAGCACCTCCCGCTCCATCAACCATATGCGCTTAAGGCAATCGCGGACACCCAGACCGGCCTCGCACAGGAACCAGGCGCTTATCAGAAAAAACAGTGCGGCGCCTACTTTCCCCATGGGATTAGCTACGAACTCCAGAAGGACACGGTTGAACGACCAAGGCCGACTATCGATATCCAACGCGTTGAACCAAACGAAATGATGGAAGACTATGCCGAACATGGCCAGTATACGCAATAGTTCGATGCTGCTGTTTCGTGGTTTTGCCTGACCTTGCTCTCTCATGTCGTTCAGCTTACTCTCACAGTTTATACATATTAGGAGGCGTGATGCCTGATTCGATGCCTGTCTGGGCGTGGATATTGGTGACGGCTTTGAGTAGTAGCGGTTTTATGGCGTTCGCGGGCAGGTTGGCCGACCGGTGGCTGGCGCGTGATCATGCAGTGGTTCGTAGGGGCGATCTCGCCTCGGAGTTGGAGTCGGCTCTCTCTGCCTCACCGACCATCACTGGTATGGGGGAGAAGCTCAACCGTGATTTTGCGCATATGGAGCATATTGACCGTGAGCTCCGTGAGTTCAGATTGACGCAGTTGCGGCAATGCCTGTTCGCTCACCCGTATGACCAGAACAGTCACCAGTCGGCGATCGAGAGCGGCGAGGAATACATTCGCCTCGGCGGGAATGGTGTCGGGCATAAACGCCTGAGCCAGCTCGAGGACAACTACGCGCAACGCGTCGCCGCTGACGACTGGGATTACACCCATAACCGCCCATAACCTCATACTCAATTATTCAAACCTCCGAATATTCGGAGGTTTTTTTATGCCCAATTTAAGGAGATAACTATGTATAAACGATTACTGGGAGTGTTGGCCGTGCTGGTCATGCTCGGCTCGTTTGCCGCGTGCGGCACCAGCACGCCCGTACCGGATACTACGAAGCCATTACCGTCGTCTAGTCAAAAAGTCAAGACGCATACGGCGACGGTCAGGGTTGAGGGTACTGGGACGGCTACTGATGTGACGGTCAGCATTATCGATCCTGATACAGGATTACATCCCACTCAAGGATCTGAAGGGTTGGAAGGGGCTTCTGCGACTCCGAGCGATGGTGATCAAACCGTAGGAGATAGCACAGCGCAAACGGACAGTAACCCGAATGTTGTTCTCCCGTTCACGGAATCCTACGAGTTGATTACTGGCCAGAAGCTCACGGTGGCGGCCCAGAACGGTACTGCCGATTCTACTATCACCGTGACTATCACCCTGGATGGGGAAACCACTATACAGAGCGGGAGCGGAGCAAACACTGCCGTTGCTGCTACTAGTAAGGAGGCCAAATGAGCCGGAAACATCGCAGCCCTCATGAACGTAAACCTGAACCAAGGAACATGAAACGACTGCTTACTGCGGGTTTCGTGTCAGCAATCCTGTGCATGGGGTTAACCCCGTTAGCATCAGCAGACACAGTGGGCCATGATATTAGTCGCTGGCAAGGGTCCATCAATATTAGTGCGCTCGGCTCATTCGTCATCGTCAAAGCGGGCGGCTCGGATATTGGCTACTACTACACCGACCCCATGTACGCACGTAATGCTCAAGCCGTACGAGCAGCAGGTAAACAGCTCGGTCATTATTACTACAACGGGTATGCGAATCCGACTGCTGCAGCGAATAGTTTCGTCAACAGTCTGGTGGGTTACCAGGCCGGTGATCCGCTGGTGTATGACGCTGAGGAATCCCGATTCGTGAGCCCAGCCAAGGTCATGGCATGGGTACAACAAGTACGCGCACGTCTTGGTGCTACTGCGAATGTGTACGTGTATATGAGCTCCTCAGTGACTAGAGCCTACAACTGGTCCAGTGTAGCCGCGTCAGGCGTGAAACTGTGGGTAGCGAACTACGGTTCAAATAATGGTGCCTATCATGGTTCACCTTCTGTGGCGTACTGGGATAAATGGTTGATTCACCAGTACACCTCGGTCGGACGGGTATCCGGCTATAACGGTTCCCTAGACACGAATCTCGCCCGTTCAGGAGCATTCGGCAACGGCACCACAACAACCACTGTGCCGGTCACTGTTACGACCGTGAGCACAGTTCCACACGGCACATACCTAGGATATTCAGTCGCTCAAACACAACGACTCCTTAACGCCAAGGGATACACACTCGCTGTAGATGACTATTACGGGCCAGGTACCAAAGCAGCAGTGCGTGACTACCAGTCGAAACACGGACTGCAGGTAGACGGTTATGCTGGCCCAGCTACTCAAGCATCTTTAACAGGCACCCATTCCACATCACGGATTGCAGTTGACGGTGCAGCAGGTTCAGGTACTATCGGACTCTGGCAGAAGATCATGGGCACCACCACTGACGGTGTAGTTTCCGGCCAATACGTACCGCGAGGCTATACCCGAGTTGGGTTGGAATCTGTTACCTACGGTGGTACTGGCAGCCAGCTCATTAAAGCCGTCCAGAAAAAATTGGGCTTGAAACAGGATGGGCTACTCGGACCTACCACTATCAAAGCTATCCAACGTCATATCGGTGTGACCGCTGACGGCCATTTCGGACACGCGACCGTCAAAACATTGCAAACCAGACTCAACACAGGCAAATTCTAAGGAGCATCTTCATGGATACAGCATCAGCGATTCAACTCGCCACCATCATCGCCGGAGGTGTGACCTCCAGCGTCATCGTCCAGCTCGTCAAGCGATACATCACCTCGGAATGGAGACTGCCGTTCTCCCTCGCTCTGAGCGCGGTGGTCTCCGTGGCCGCCATCTGGCTGACCGGAGGATTCACCAGCCCAACCAGTGCGGCAGTCATCATCGCAGCCATCATGGGCGTGGCACAGACCGTGTATGCGATCATCGCCAAAGCTTACGTTGATCTCGACACCACACCAGTCAGCGTCACTGCCGCTCCGCAACCGGCAATAGTGGAAGAAGGCATCGCGCATGTAACCGTTGCCGAGAAGGCATTGGACGCTACCCAGGCGAGCACCACAGCCTGAGTAGAGACCTGTTGGTCAACATTTAATCTGTACGAATTCGTACATGTTTACACTCAGCCCCGCTCACGGCATCATGCCGAGGGCGGGGCTTTTTGCGTTTCAGAGCGTAAACTCACTGATATGTCTTCAATACGACGCTTGACATTGAATAGGGGAAAATATTAATTTCATTTTAGAGTGCGAATAGGCGTCTCTTAATTTGTATGAGGCTGCTGTGGCTCCTGTGGTGGTTCCCTAACTCCCAATGGGAGCGTAAGTTTGGGTAAACCATAAGACTGAAGTGTGTTAAGGATCGTCATTCTGCTATACGGCCAAGATAGAATCTGTACCGTTCCCAATACTTCTTTAAAATTCGAAGAAGTCGTATCAACTTTTTCATCCAGCCACACAGCATATGAAATTTTACAGATAAATATTGGAACTTCCTTGTTATTTTCGCTAGGAGTATTTAGTGAAAGACTAATCTCGAGAGAAAGAGGCCAGTCTTGGTTATTCACTTTGTTGACCTTAACGTTTAGAGAAAAATCTCCTTCTTGCACTTTATTAGGAGTGAAGTTCTGAGTATATCCGCTCTGCTCAGACAACTTAACCAGCCTGTTAATCTGTACCATTGAAATCCTTAATCAAGAATACTTTCCAGTGCAGCACTGCGGCTAAATGTAAGTTCAGTCATATCAGAACTGGTATCAGAGATCAAGCCATTCTGAATCATAGGTTGAATCTTTGAATCTGCATCTTCCTGGTCAATTTCATAACCTATATGTATTAATCCGGTAGACATAGACATGCTTCCATCCGGCTTCGTTACGCAATAAGGGAATTGGGAATCTTGTGAGCTTTCATGAATTGCGCGTAAACCACTTGGATGCTGTTGTGCAGGCTCGACTGTATATCGTATCCGTGCACCGACTTCCAAAGCGTAGTTCGTCAGGAGCGTCACAAGCTGCGCCTGCCCATTTTCTATTTTGGATATGTAAGCTTGAGAGACGTTCATATCATCAGCCAGCTGCTCTTGTGTCATGTTTCGAGATGTGCGAATCTCTACCAGTTTGTTGAGGAGGTCGTTACCCTCTTTGTAGAGATCATATGCCAATTCACGATAGTCGTATCCGGCTTCGCTAGTCAT